ATTTTTTATTCCCGTTTTTCTTTCCGCTTCCCTTATGGATTTATACCGGGCAATTATTTTTTGCTTTCATGCTTTTGCGCTTTGATAGTTACCCATTAACCCGGATATTATCCGGTCGGCGGTTGTGCATCGCCATTCTCTTAATCTTTCATCCCAAATAATGCAAATGTTAGGATTAGCAAACATCATACGGGGGTTCTTACAATTATCTTTCATTGTTGCGCCCTCCTTTTCGGTTCTTTCGTTGGTTCTTTGCCCGGCGTTTGTTTCGGGGGTTCTTTTTCAAATCGACCCGTTGGATTTGTATTTCGGAACCGGGGAACATATCAGCAAAGAAAGCCGCCATTGCTTCCACTTCTTTTGGTACATCGTGCGCCTCCGGTTTCTTGTACTCCCTTTTGCGTTCCGGTTGGTTTTCCATTTGGACGGCGGGGCAAACGTCGATAAGCGGGCAACCCTTACAAGTGTTCACGGGCTTTGCTTTCTTTTCGCTTTCGCAAATCGCTTTATATTTCCGGTCGTAATCCGCCGTTCTAAATCCGTGGTAATCGTCCCGGTGTGCGCTTGCACGTGTAAACATTTCCATTGCTTCAACCGCAATGCGGGCTAAAATAAAATCCGGGGTATCATTAAACGCCTTTTCCATTGAATTACGGTTTACTACCTCGGCAATCTCGTTAATAAATTGTTCTCTGTTAATCATCGCTCTATTATTTTTTGGGTTTATATTCTTGGCAACGTAAATTCCCGCACCTTTGTTCAGATTTGAACGCCTCACAATAACCGTTCCCGTTTACGTCCTCATACATGAAATTGGAACAATCGCCGCAACCTTTGTTCGGTTCGTGCTGGTGTGTCCGTTTATAATTTGGGTCGGTTTGGCGTCCTTTTACTTTGTCGTATGCCATTTCCAACAAATCCCGTTGCGGTATGCCTAATATTGCGGCGGAATGAAATACGACGGCGTTAAGGTCTGCCAATTCATCAATTACGGCGTTCATGCGTCCGGGGTCGTCGAATGTCGGCATTGCGTGTTTTACCGCCTCTTTGTACTCGTTAAATTCTTCCTCCATTTTCCGGCAACGGGACGCAATATTTGTTCCGAACAACTCATTAAACAGATTGGCAATTTGAGCAACAACCGGACGGGCGGGTTGCTCCGTGTAATTCTCGGCGCGGGTTCCTTTTGGTTCAAATTCCCGTTTAAAATCCTTTTCCGGGCGTGCGATAAATCGTCCGTTCAATTCCCGGATAATATACCAACTTTCCGGCACGTCAACGAATATGCCGTTGCCATTGGGAAAAGAAAATATTGCTTTGCCGTCCGGTGTGCGGGGCGTTACAACGGTTCCCCCTCCGGTAAACCTCAACACGTCGTCCACATTGTCCCGGCGAAATTGGATTGCGTCAACCTCTAACAAGGTGCGACAATACCGGGTTCCCGCCGTGGCGTCCGGGTCAACTAAACGGGTGCGCATTTCCTCCGGGTATTCCTCCGGGTCGTACTTCATAAAAACCGATTGCCTACCATCGGCATAAAAGAACTCAATAAGACGGTCGCCCAATCGTCCCCGGATTGCCTGTTTTAACGCCTCAATCCTTTGTCCCTCGGCTTTATCGTTTCCCTCGCTTCCATTTTGCGCCCAACTCAAACGTATTGATGTATCGGACGCCGTAACCTCAATTTCTTGTTTTGTTATGTCCTCAATCATTGCGCACATATCGCAATCAAAGGGGCTTAATACTTGCTTATTCATTACTATTTTTTTTAATTGTTCTTACTGCGTTACTCTTTGGATATGCCAACCGCCAAAAAATCGTTTTTCGGTCGGTGCGGCTGTATTTATCGCATTTCAGATTTGCCCCGGTGCAAATATCTTTTCCAATCTTACAACAAACGCAACGTCGGCAAAATAATGTTTCGGGGCTATCTGCCAACCGTTGTGCGGCGGGCGTCCATAGTGTAGCAATTAAAACCGAACCGTTGACAATTGCCCGTTCGCCGGGCTTATATTCTCTTTCCCGGTCGAACGGTTTGGGTTGCTTTACTCTCATTCTTTGCCCGCTTCGTTTACATAGTCAAACAATGCGTCCAAATCTTCCTTTGCGCCTTTTACGCAAATTCGCACCCTATCGCCGCCCGCTAATGCAGTTTCGACAATCTCGCAATTATACCGGAGGGCGTTTATCTGTATCATTGCCGCCGTGGTATTCGTTACAAACTCGTTTCTTTCTTCCATGCTCTCGGATTTTTGTAGTAAATAAAATGTTTCCGTTGGTTCGTTCTCGCTTTGACACGCCCCCAACAAAAGCGTTGCCAAAGATAACAATAAAATCTTTGCTTTCATCATTTTACCTTTCTTTTAATCCATATAAACCGTATGCCAATACCGACAAACAATATTTTCGCCTCAATGTCAACATAACGGTCGTAACCGTTGACCGCATCCACGGACACGCCGGGAACAACAAACCAACTCTTATATTTCCAATATTCCCGGACGTAAACAGATACGCCAACCCGTCCGATATGGAACCCAATTTGCGCCGTATGTACGTCGCCATTGTTGCGGATAATTCCAACTTGTTTTTTACTCATTTCCTTTTCTGTTTAATAATTCGTAACTCTGTTTATCAACTACCAACGCCCGTGGGTATTCGGTTATTACGCCTTTGGTATATACGAGATTATAGATACCCAATTGTCCCTTAATTGGAAACTCAACTACCCGGCGGGGGTTCCGCATCAGCCAACCGAACCCCTTTGTAATGGATTTACGTTTTTCGGGCGGTATGCGGGTATTCTCCCAATCTTCCGGGGTAAAATCGGCGACGGGCTTAACGTCGTACAATTCAACCAATCCCAAAGTAACGCCGCTTTCATATCCCGCAATTACGGGATTAGCAGACGAACAAACCATTAAATCGCCCCGGTACGGCGTGTTTTTGCTGCGTACCTCAATACATTTTTCGCCGTAAACAATCCCGTTGTCCTCATACGCCGCCGTTACCAACTGCGTTGCATACGGATTTTTAACGGTTAATGCACGCCAACGGTCGTGCAATTCCGGTTTATAGTCTTTGTTATTATACTGCATTTTCGTTTGATTTTTCGTTGAATAAATCGTAATTCGCCGGGACACAATAACCGGGCAATGTTTCCCGCTCAATCCCGGACGCTCTTATAAAACTATCTTTCCAATATATCCGGGGTGTTTTGTCCGGGTGCGCCTCCCAATAGTCGAACACGTCGTTGTAAAACGTCAATGTTTCCCGCTTTGTATATCTGCAACCGCTTTGTAATCCTATCTTAAACAAGTCAACAAAGGGGTACGACAAAGCAATTACAGAAAATGCCCGGTCAAACATTCCCACGGGGATTGGTTCAACGCTTGCAAAGGTACGGAACCCGTGGCGTTTTGCCCGTGCCAATGCGTTTATACGCATCCGGTTTGGGCTTGCTTTTGGCTCTAATTCGTCGCACCCGGTCAACGTGGAACCAATGGCAATGCGGGATTTATCCCAACCCTCGGACGCCTCGGCAAAGTCGATTAAAACATTGATACCCTCGGCGCATTTGCTCAACACTTTAACCGGGACGCCGTGGCGTTGACAAACGCCGATTGCTTGGCGGGTCAACCTTTGCGTTTCCGGCAATAACGGGTCGGTCGTAAACGAAAAGAATAACCCGGTTTTTTGCAATTCGCCCTTATGCTTCAACAACTCATTCGTAAATATATCCAATGCGTATGGATATTCCCGTAATGCCTTTTTCAATTCCGGGGTATTGCCGCCCAACACTTTTGCGCCCCGCCCTTTGCGCAAATAACAATACGTGCATCCGTTGGAACAACCAACGTAAAAGTTGGCGGCGTTCTCGGCATATTCTCCGGCTTTTCCCTTTGGGCTGTAAATAACCCGTCCGTTTATCGCTCCCATACTAAAACAGATTAAAACGGTAAATCGTCGGTTCCGTCGGGGGCGGGTGCATCCGGCACGGGCGGCGGCGGGGCTTGCGTTCCGGCTCCGGTTCCTTTTGGCGTCAACATTTCCATATCGGTTGCGACAATCTCGGTAATATACCGTTTCACGCCTTGCGCATCGTCATAACTCCGGGTTCTTAATTCCCCCTCAATATAAAGTTTATCGCCCTTTTTAACGTACTGATTGGCTACCTTTGCCAATCCGTTTTGCAATACAATGTTGTGCCACTCGGTACGCTCCGGGATTTGTCGCCCGTCCTTTGTCGTAAAACCTCGTTTCGTGGTTGCCAACGAGAAGGTCGCAACACAACCGCCGTTGTCGAACTCCTTAAAATCCGGGGCTTTTCCGGTATGCCCTAATAAAATAACTTTGTTTACACTCATAACTATTTGAATTTAACACCATCCAACAAATACAATTTCTTATTATCAGACCAACCCGCCGCCATGTTTAAGGCTTTCCGGTCGTCGTCGTGTACAAACTCGCAATACCATGAATTGCCGCCAACGTTCGCTTTTTCTTTCAGTCGTACCAATTTGCCGACAATGCACCAGGCAAACTTGGCGTATGCGCTCGTTTCCGATATATGGATAATACGACGTTCGGCGTTTATTTTTGGAAATTCTTCGATTTGCGGGCGTTTTTCCTCGGCGGGGTATCTTTGTACCCTCTGAAAGTCTTTTTTGATTGACGACCGGGAAATTGCCCCGTAATCGGGTTGCCTCTTTTTGGTTCTCATTTTTTATATCTCCATTTATAACCCTTATGCAAATTTCCTTTCCCTTTACATACCTTACAAATTGCCGTTGCCGAAAAATTGCCTTTTCGGGCGGCTTCCTGTATGCTAACAAACACATTTACAACAATACCGTTTTTTATTTGCTCAACCGCTTTTTCGTGGTGCGGGTTCGCTTTTTTTCCAATCCATTTAGATTTTGTTATTGGGTTATTCTGATTTTCTTTAACCGTAACCCAACGCAAATTATCTGCATGGTTATTGGCTCGGTTGCCGTCGATATGGTCGATACATGGTTTGTTTTCCGGGTTCGGAATGAAAGCCGCCGCAACTAATCTATGAACACGGAACATTTTCCCGGTTCCATTTTTCCATAAATTAATTATTTTATATCCTTTCAAATATCCGCCTTTCATTAGAAACGCATCCTTTTTTAAGGAACGAACATTGCCATAATTAGAAATTTGATAATGTCCTTTGTAACCCTCAATATCTTTCCAAATTTGCATACTCATTTTTCATTAATTCAATCATTATCATATTGCCGGAATATATACGCATTTTCGTTTTATCCCCATTCTCCCAACATGAATGATGTTCAAAACATAGTATATTTATATTTCTTGCATCATGCGCCATTTCGGGAAACGCTCCACGGGTCAATATATGCGAACAATAAATGGCGGAATAATTCCGTAACGGCTTTAAACATTCCTCGCATCGGTGTGGCTTATGCTCCCAAACCCAACGAAAAAAGCGTTCATTTGCCGCCATGATATTTGCGCCCCGTCCCGTAATACAATGCCCGAACAATTCCCGTTGTATCTCAACCCTCAAACGAATATCCATTGTAAAATGCTTTATATCAATCAGGGGATTATACCCCCGATTGATACAATATTGGTATTCGTCCCGGTCTGTCAACAAATACGGTTCCATACTCTTACATTTCCGCCGTTTCGTCGTCCGGTTCCGGGTCGTCCGCCGGGTCGTCAACGTTCGGGAACAATCCGTTGTCCTCTATTTTTTCGGCATTCAATCCGGGTGCGGGTTCGCCATCAGCCTCGAACAACTCCAATTGCGCCTTTTTACCCTTGAAAAGAAAGGCGTAAACCTCGGTTTCAATGTCGGCGGCAATTTCTTCTAATTCTTCCTCAAACCCGAACGTTTCCGTATTGAATTTAAGTCGGGGGGAATTGATAGCGGTTTTTTGATTGTTTGACACGGTAAACAACCCGGTTAAAACAACCCCTACGTTATCGTCTTGACCGGAAAAGGACACGCCCCGAACCTCTATGTTTTTCAACATTTCGTCGGCAAAATCCCGTGATAACTCGCTTTGCTTTTTGGTTGCTTTGAAATCGGACGTTTCAACCATTGAAAGAAAGGACGTAATATTAAAAATCCGTCCCATGATTGGGCGCAAACGGTCGAAACAATCCCGCAAATCCGGGTGTATGTCCTTTGCACTTTCGACGTGGTATTTGTTCGTGTAACTCTCATTACCAATTATTTCGGTAACTTCATAATGTACGTCTAACCCGCCGTCCTTTAATGTCTTGACTTTCGACAATGCAAACGCCTTTTCGCTTGGTATCAACATAACGTTTGCGGCTTTTTTTTCTTCGCTCATATTGTAATATTATTTGTTGCCGGGAACCCGCCCGGCATCAGTTTTATAAATCATCTTCAACGTATCGTTTTAATTCCGTTTGGAATTGTTCCCGTTCATCGCTTTCACGTTCTAACAATTCGTCGTACAATTCCCGGTCGAATATATCGTTAATCGCATCGTCCAATAAGGAAATCAGTTTTTCCGGTTTAACGGCGTCTAACTCGACCTGTCCCAATCCGTCCCAATTGGCGGTACGGCTGTCCGTTTCCTTTGCCGGGGCGGGCGGCAACTTCCATTCGATAACTTGTTGTTCTATCAACGCAATACGTCGTATTTCGACCCCAAAAATACCGAACTTTTGCAAGTTTTCGCCAATCGACCGGGGTATATCTTCCCCCGACGGGTCGTAATCGCCGAAATATAGGATAACACATTGTTTGCCGTTGGCTTGCGCTTCTCTCAATCGTTCGGACAATTCAAACAAGAAAGTCAACGACGGATAACCTTTACAAGCCCCAACCGCAATATCCCAATTACGGCACGGTTTCGCAAAAACGCCCTCCAACGCTTTCTTTTCAATCAATATTTCCGGGTAAATCGGTTGGTTTTCCCAACGGTTTTTATGATACGAACGCATCCACGCCCTAACCTGCGCTTTTGCTTCGTCTTGCTTTTCTTCCAAATCGGTTGGTTCCGCTTTGGTTTCGCCACACATTGCCCTATCTCGGTCGCTGAATGCCTCAAAGTCAACCCGCCCGTCCCATCGTGCAACCTCCATTGCAGAAACAACACGTTTATAGTGCTGCAACGTGTTTGTCATACCAATACTAACTAACTGATAATGCAACGCACGGATTGTCAAAACTCCGGGTTCGTATCGGCTTAAAATCTCAACGGAATTTTCAATTATCCAATCCCTTGTAAATTCGTCTTTTGTTCGCTTTGCCATTTCAAAAATCGTTTTCGTCCAACAATTCCCGTGTTTTACTATTCGACGGAACCGCCGGGCGTTCCGGTTCCGGGGTTGGTTCCGGGACGGGTTCCCCGGTTCTGATTGGTTCCGTTACCGGGTTGGGGTCGTGGAACTCAATATTGCGCCCGCCTTTGGGCTTTTCCGGCTCAAATTGGGCTTTGAGTTGTTCCGCCGGGTATTCCTTTTGCGCTAACTCAATAATCCCCAAATTAACCAATTCCGGGACGCAACGGCGCAACGCCCTTATGTCCTCTAATGCGTCATGCGCCGGGAATGTTTCGCCGGGGAATAACTTACTATATAATTCCTCTAATTGTGGGAATTTACCCGGACGACCATTTGAAAACAACGCTCCAACAAATTTAATCGTTTTCATCATGGTATCAATTCGTTTTGCCTTATGTAATGCGTCCTCAACGTGTGCGTCGTAATATTCCCGCCCCAAATAACGCAAAACGTTTGCTTTTAACATTGAACTATCAAAGTAAATGTTGTGCGCACATACAAGCGGGGCGGCGTTGGCATCCGCTAAAAATTCGTCCACAACCTCGGCAAACGGCACGCCCTCGGCAATTGCCCGTTCGGTTGTTATACCATGAATTGCGGCTGTTTCCGGGGGTATCTCGTAATTATCGGGTTTGATAATATAACTTTTTTCCTTATCGCCCAACGACCATGCCAATTGGACGACGTGCGGGAATTGCTCAAAATCCGCATCCCATTTCAAACCCTTTGCCGGAACCCCGGTTGTTTCACAATCAAAGAAACAAACATCTTTCAAATCAAATTTTTGCATAACCTTAAATATTAAATCGTTAATTACTGTTTTCGCTCTCATTGCGGTATTTATCCCGCTTTTTTTCCAATTCCAAAACGTCCCGGTTTTCGTCTATATACTTTTGGACGTCCCGGTTTTCGTCTATATACTTTTGGACGTCCCGGTTACAAAACGGTTTTCCGTCCAACCAAAGCAAATGCCAATACGGTACGTTTTCCATCGGTTGCCCCTTAAATTTACCTTGCGGCATCGGGGATTTGTCGTTTAATTCCATACTAAAAAAGTCTTTTTTGCCCGTCCTCGTTGGGGGTTTGTTCAACATATTTTGCCCGTGTAATCCAAACGCACCCGCACCGCAAACACTTTATCCGGCTGTAATGCTTTGGCGTGTATTCGTGGCGGATAATCCGCCAACCCGCCAACGGGTAATTTTTCCGTTTTCCGTTACACTTGCAAAACATACCTACAACGTTCGGGGGTCGTCAATAAATGTATTGTATTCCTCGGCGGCAATCTGTTTGAGCGTTTCGATATGTTCGATTAACTCGGCGTTCGACAAATCCGCCACGGTGCGCAAATCGTGGGAATATACCCCCGTTTCTTCGTTGACCCGTTCAACGTACATAATTGGGGAAAACTCCCGCAAACGTCGTTCGGTTTGTTCCTCTGTAAGACGTTCGCCCGCCTCCCAAATTGCGTGCTTAAACGTCGGTACAACATAGTTGAAATAATACCCTTTCAAAGCCTCGGACGAACCGGGGGACGCAACAATAAACCGGGCAATAATGCGGGAACCTTTCCAACCCTTGAAAAACTCGTTTAATTCCCCCATGTACATTGCCAACCCGCCGTTATTGTTTATTGTTCCCGTCGCTGTTATTTCTCGCTTTTTCATCGGCTATTAATTTTTGCATTGTGTTACTAAATGCCGTCATTCCTAAAGTATGAATAACGCCCCGTTCCATGCTTGACAATCGGGTTTCCCGTTTATCCATAATCTTTGCGAACGTAACGACAAATTCGCCCGGCTCCAACAATCCGGCGGCGTGCAATTTGTCGATTGGGTGCGCTTGCAAACGTTCGCCCGGCTTCAACTCTTTACGGGCTTTTTCTCGCTTTTCCCATATATCCCGAATTTCGGCGGCGGCATTATCGTAAAATAATCGCATTTTCAAAACGTCCGCAATCGACAAATCAGCCACCAGCGGTTGGTGTTGCTCTTTTTCCGGCTCCGGTTCCGCCGTAACGGGTGCAACTTTACCGTTGTTCACTCCATAACCAAATAACGCAAAATCTCCCTTTGTCGGGTCGTCCGGGAATATCTCGGCGAAACGGTCGGTTATCTCAATGGCTGTTTGCAAATCCGGCGTCCGGCGTTTTACAAGCCCCAACCGCAATGCCCGTTTATGTACGTGGGTATCTAATGGAATAATCAAATTACGGGGGTCGCATACGTCCCACAATCCAAAATCAACCGGGGAACCTTTGCGACACATCCAACGCAAAAACATACATAGACGTTTGCACGCCGTTTGCGTCGTACCGTCGGGAATACCTTTAACCGAACCAAACAAAGAAAACAAGGTTTGCAACGACGGTTCGCCGTTTATTTCGTGGGAATATTTTATTGCCGCCTCCATGCTTTCCCAATTTGTATATACATGGTGCAAACGGGCGCAAAGGTCGTGAAAATCGGCGTATGTAAACGTTCTATAAAAATTCTCTTTACTGCCTTTGTATTGCTTCCATTCCGGGGCGGTTCCCTGTGTATCGGTTCCAACAATGTAATGATACGGCGCACCCTTGAAAATTTCCCGGTCGATAAAATCCGCCTTTTGGATTATCTGTTTGCGGGAACCCCACGCAATCCATGCCGTAACAAATGCACTAATTTCAATATTTACCCGACTATCGTAACGGTGCGGGATTTGCACCGGGTCGGATTGGATAAACTCGGCGGTTTCGTATTGTTCCGCCCAACGTTTCAAATTATCGTTCAATGTATATGCCATTGTTTTAGATTTTAAGGGGACGGAAAGCCCGCCCCCGGTTATTATTCGTTTTCCGTGTATTCCTCAACCACTAAATCAGTTTGTCCCCGCTTCACTTCCTCTATAAAGCCTTGAAAACCGTTTGCCTTTGCAATGTCTATAATCGCCTGTAAACGCTTTTCGCCCAAACTTTCGCCCCTCGCAATGCGGAACACCTTAACCGTCGGATTGCTTGCGATAATCAGTTTGGCGGCAACCTCCATAATTTGACTATCTGACACTTTCCCGGCAACGAACGGCACGCCGTTTAATTCTAACCCGTCGTCCGTGAACGAAAGCCCGGCAATCGGTAATTTGGACGTTGCAATAAGTGTTTCCCTTTCCTTTGCCAATGCGCCTAATTTGTCCTCAAACGTGCGGGCGATTTTCTCGGCGGCTTCCTTTTGTTTCTTCTTTGCCATGTAATCCACAACCAACGCATTGATACGGTTGTGTTCCTCGGCTTTTTTGAGTTGTTCCGCCGTGTCTAATTGTTCCGGGTTATTGGCTTCGTATTCCTCTAACCATTTGTCGGCATTCGCTTTACGTTTCACAAACTCAGATTTGTCGTTTACGATAACTTGCAACGTTTCCTTATAATCGTTTTCAATGGCTTTTTTGTTGGCTTTCGCATCTTCTTTGGCTTTTTCCAACCGGGCGTTTGCCTCGGCAATTATCCGGGCAACTTCTTTTTCCTCGGCGGCTAATTTGTCGTCGATTGCCTTAATATTACTTTTTCGGGTTTCTTCCGCCTCTTTAATTCGTCCTGGGATTGCCTCCAATTGTTCAATCCTTTGTTGCCGGGCTTGGCGTACCGTTTTCGCTTTCTCAATCAACCGGGCATTTTCGTTTTGTTCTTCCATCAACGCCGTAATATCCTTTTTCTCGGCATACGTTTTGACGTCGCCGGGTTTCAATTGCTTTTCAGCGTTGGCGCAAATGGTTGTGTACGTCTTGACCTCGGCGTTGGCGTCCTTTCGTTTGTCCTTAACGGTCGTAACCTCGGCGTCAATTTCTGCAATTCGGGTGCGCACCTTTTCCGGCAACAAAGCCTTTACAACCTCAATTTGTTTGCGGCGTCCCTCGGCGGTTTCACTCCAACGGGAAAACTCCACGGCGTCAAAATCTTGGTAGCCGAAAATCTTTTGCAACATTGAAACGTTATCCGAACGCATCCCGGTTGTTTGTGATTTTATGGATAACGTCCCACGTGGGTTGGCTTTGGTAAACTTTAATTCGACTTCGTAATTTTCGCCGTCGTTACCTACTACCATTTTTGCAAACCCTTTGTCCTCTCCATTTTTCAACACGGCGTCCCGGTTCCCGGTCAACATTGCGCCGATTGCTTTTAATAGGGTTGATTTGCCTAACTCGTTGTCCCCGGTAATGAAATATACATTACCCTCAAAATCTGCGTTGAACTCTTTGATAACTTGAAAATTCAACAATTCCAATTTCTTAATATACATCGCTCTTAAATTTATTTATTCCCCGGAAATCGCCGGGTCGTTATGTTCCCATTTATATCCGTTGTATGTTTTTCTTTTCCCGTTACATACCTGTAATATTACATACTTTTGCCAAGGAAAAACACACGCATCTAAAATATTATCAAAACATACAATATTACCTAATTTATCAATACGTTTAACGGGATATAATTTTGATACACGTTTAACGTTCTCAAATTTTAGGTTCTCGCCAATAGTACACCAACGTAAATTATTAACATGATTATTTAATTTATTCCCGTCGATATGGTCAACACATGGTTTATTGTCCGGGTTGGGAATGAACGCCAAAGCAACCAATCTATGAACCCGCATAACTTTTAAACCATTGATTTTTAATTTTACAGTCATATAGCCACCGTTCAAATAAGGCTTTATTTCCTTATCATTTTGCGTTATATTGCCATTTTCAGCAACGTAACAATCATATTCTATTAAGTATTTACCTTTTTTCATGCCGCGAATATATGTAAAATAATGGATATACCAAAACTTTTATTTTTTATTTTCGGTTATTTTTTTATTTTCCGCAATAATCGCCCCAAAACAACGCATTTACCCACGCCGTCAAACTCAACTAACATATTGCCGTTGCGCCCTCTTATACATTTACCATCAGAACGACGAACCGCCCAGCACGGCATACGTCGCAATTCCGGGCGGGTCAATCGGTCGCCTAAATAGATATAATCCATTTCGTCCATATCAAAACAATTTCATTTGTGTATCGGTCAATACAGCAACGACCGCATCAACTTTGCGTTCCCAACTTTCCAACGTTGCCAATTTTTCCGGGGTTGGGTTCCGTTGGCAACGTCGTTGGTTGTGCCGCATCTGTTTTACCATTTCCGCCAAATCTTTTGCCGTTATTTTTTCGGGATTTTCGATTTGCGGGGCTTTTGTTTCGTCTGCCATACAAGTAACCATTTGAATAATTAAACGCCCCTACGGGCTTAAAATAAACGGTTGTGCATTTGTTGGGGCAAATTTTCCAAAACCCAACGGGGGTTATTCTGTAAAATGAACCGTCCAAAGTGCATTATTAACGTTGCGTCCGCATTCCATAACGCCGGGATAATCTCCGGGTATAATTTCCCGGCAATATCCCGGAACCGTCGTTTGCGGTCTGCCTTTTCCTCCTTTTTCCCTTTTACCTTAATACGCAATTTAAGGTCGTTTTGCCACTTCATCGCATTAACCAAAACAAACGGTATTTCGGCGACGGTTATAATGGCTTTCAAATGCTCAAAGTTTTGCAACATCTTTTGTATGCGGTACAATTTACCCATGTTTGCCCCGGCATCGCCAACTGTTACGTCGTCCGGGCGAACGCTCAATTTTTCCAAAAAGACAATCGGCGTGCAAATCTCTTTGTAATAGTTGAGAAAATCCCGTATCTCGTTAATGTCTTTAGGCATCTTAATTGCCGTTGCGTTGTGGTTGGGTCGCCAAACCACAATACCCCCATTGCTTCCGGGGTCTATGCCTATAATGCAATTTATTTTCATAACATCTTTTTTATTTGTTCAATCTTAATCAATCGTTCGTCATACGCTTGCTTTGCAGTTATAAAACCGCTCTTTCTGTATCGTATTCCGTCGATTTGAATTTCATAATTATATTTCCCGGTTTGTTTATGCCGGGTTACTCCCTTATATCCGGTTGTGTTATCTCGGCGTATTCGCCTATTTCTATTATTTTCCGAATGAGTAACAAAACGGCAATTTTCCGGGCTATATATTCCGTCGTTATCTATCCGGTCAATTTCTAAACCGGGGTTATATCCATTTTCTAAAGCCCAATTTTTGAAGGCATCAAAACAAAACCATTCTTTGCAAATAGTTATTCCACGACCTCCATAATTGTTATAATCCTTTCTTTTAGGATTATAACAACGGGCTTTTATACTTTCCCAAAGTCGGTACAACTTTGTCGCTGAAACTCTTTTTTTCATTTTTCAAACCTTAAATAATGATAGATATAAATTTCGTCCTTAATCATTCGGTCGAAAGTCCGTTTAATTTCTTTACGCCGGGCAACCTCAAAGGCTGTATAATCAATTTCCGGGCTTTGGGTTCCTTGTTTACGAACGTGATAAACCGTAAATTCATTAACGAACCCACGGGCGGCACGTGCCAAAAATCGGTTATACGCTTCTTTCCGGTCGTCCTCGGTTTTTTTCACTTCATCCGCTAACCCAACGCCCAACAACCAATTATAAACAAACATTTCGTCGGTTAATCCAAACACTAAACGCCCGGTATATTTATAGCGCATAAAACACATTAAACAAGTCATAACCGATTGATTGCGATAATACCGGATTTGCTCCGGGCTTAACTCCTTTTTCGGTTCCGGTAATGCTGTATATGCTTTGCCGATAACTTGGTTTTGTTTCCGGCAATATGCGTTCAATACCTTTGCGAAATAATCGGCGTTGAATTGTTGGTAATGTTTCCGTTCGGCGTTGCCGTCCCTATCCTTTGGCAAATAGTCGTCTAATTCCCCGGTAATCAGCAATTCAAACGCTAATTTAACCTCCGATAATGTTAATTGCGAATAATAGCGTTTGAGCAAATCCAACAACCGGGTACAAATATACGTCCAATCGTCCCGGTTTTCCGTGGGAATGATAAACCCCACGTCCATTGCGATAAACCGGAACATTTGCCCGGTTTTGGCAATCAACGTTTCGTCGTCAATCTCGGCAATCTGTTTTTTTGTGGACGCCACGAAAATATATTTTTCGACCGGGGTTAATGCTTTGGCAACCTCCGGTAACTCAACCATCGCCCGGCGAACGTCAATTGCTTTTGCCGTTCCGCTATAAAGCAAAACGGCGGCGGATTGTCGTTTTTCGGGCAACGTTTGTGGCAATCTGTTTGTCTTTTCGGGTAATGCTTCCATTGTTAATAATCATCTTTCAAATACTCAATAGCCCCGGCAACGTTCAATCTTTGCGTTGGGGCTTTGTATTCGGGTTTCAAATGCAACTTTTTCTTTTCGACGTCCCCCCGTATGAAATTGCGGACGGTCGCCAACCAACCGTTTTTAGTGCGCTTCATATTCTTTTGGTCGCTCCAATCGCTAACCGAATGAAAGTAATAAACCAAATCGACCTTTTCAAATTCCGGTGTCGCAAACTTACTTTCAAACTCTGAATAATCCACGCCAACGCCGTTTTCAAATTTAACCATTTTGTAAACGTCGGAATTACGGAATAACGTTTTTTTCTCCTTTGGTTCCTCAACCTTTTGTTCTTCCGGGAATAATTCCCCGACAACATTGTTGTTGGGGGTATTCTCATTATCATTTATTGTATTATCTATATTATTACTATTATACCCTAAACTTTCGTTTATGGGTACCCCTAAACTTTCGTTTATGGGGGGCATCAACTTTTGTTTAGGGGTATCAACTCCGGTTAATATCCTTGCTGCCTTTTCGGTAAATGTTAGTAACTCGTAATTTTCACCAAAACAATACAGAGTTTTGTTATACAATTCGCAATTAGGATGTTTTTGTAAAATTCCGGCTTTAATCAAATTATCAATACGCTTTATCATGCCTTGACTTGTCTTTATATTCAATAACGGCATTGCTTCTAATATTAACTTGTGGGAAATCCAAAAATATATTCCCTCCGGGGTGTGCATCTTAACGCAACTTGCACAATTGGCGAAATCTTTTATAAAATCAAAAATCGCCAAATCTATTAAATCTAAATCTAAACCGCTATTAACGGCGGCATATTGGTTTATTAATATCGTGTATTTCATAATATTGATATTTTATAAACATCCGGTTCTGCTACGGGCTGAACTGATTTTATTAATAATCCTTTTTCGCATAACCATTTAAGGCAATCAATTACAGTGCTTTTGTTTATCCCTAAACATTTGGATAAATACAAAATACCCTTTGAATACTCGCCATATCTAACACAATAGGCGTGTATCATTGCATACAACATTAACTTATTACCTTTCAAATGCAATTCGTTAATCCATTTGTTTTTTATAATAAAATCCATAATTAAAATATAAAAGCCCGCAATCCGGGCTACCACACACCGGAAAACGGGCTTTGCGCTAAATAAATTAGCAATACTTTGCAAACGGTGGTAGTCGTTTGTTTTATCGACGCAAATATAGCATTTTTTATTCATTATCCAATTGCTTTGCAGGTTCCCACGCTTTGCGCACTTTCAAAACATTATCCGCACTTTCATTAGGAACCAATGAGACAACAGGAAAGCGGGAACGGTCTCCCGGCTTTTGAGTTGTGGCAAATTGTACGTTCAAATCAAAGATAATGCCTTTGCAAAATCCCCGTTCCTCTAACATACCGTCGAACGTTTCCCGGATTTGCGGAATTGTGGACGCCGTGCCCTTTGTAGCAAATTGCCAAACCCCGGCGACCCCACGAACCAACGGAACAATAAAGTTTAGCGTTAATGTTACCTCCCAACCGTCGCAATCCGGTTGGCGGCTCTTTTTATTCGGGTAACGCTTCGTTATTGACTGCATTAAGTTTGGGTATTTCTCGGTTGTCAACGTTTCGTATTTCTTTCCGTCCCATACTTGGAACGTATCGCCATCGCCCGCCGCAATCAATCGCCCGTCGTCGTCCCGGTATTCGTAACGCTCGTTACATACTTTTGCCGGGTCGTCGTCCGGGAAAACAATTTGTATTGTTTGCGGCTTTTCGCCGTATGCTTGCGTAAATAATCCGGCATACTTTCCCGTTGGTATGAAGTAATCAACGCTTTGCGGATAACCGTTTGCGTTTTTAATACCGATTTTTATTTGACCGACACGGGGCAAAATCAAACGGGATTGTTGCGCCTCCGGTCGTTTTATTCTTCCTTTCATATCTCAATCAAATTTCGGGGTCGTCGTTCAACATCTTTTTCCTACTCTCATTTTTGGGCTTTTTAGGCTCGTTTGCGGGCTTTACTTTCTTTTCCGTGGTATTACCCCGCTTTGCGGTCGTTTTGCCCGTGGTGGCTTTCTTTTCCGCCTCCTTTGCCTTTTTGGGCGCACGTTTAACAATGGTTGTTTTCTTTGGCTCCTTTTCCTGTTCCGGTGCGTCCGCCTTGACTTTCTCGGCGGCGTCCGTGTTTTCGTCCGGGGTTGCCTCCTTTGGGGCTTTCGTTTTAATCAATTCCGCCAACGATAAGGATATTACGTTTTGCGTCAAATCGGGTGCATTATCCAATAAAACCATACCATTAACCGACGTAAACGTATTATCTTTCTTTTCGTCCTCAATGGCTGCAATTTCTAACAGATACGGGATTTTCCGTATATTGGGGCTATCCGTTTGTTCTTTCAAATTGTACGACGGACGTTTGCGCCAATCTTTCGGGCTGAAATTGAAAATACGGGTAACGGGGAATTGTTCAAAATTGACGTTCCACATATCCCGGTACATCCCTAATTGTATTTCGCTTTCCTCGTAAAATCCTTTGCGTCCGCTCTTAAAATCGACGATTGCGTTAATACGTTCGTCGCCGCCTATCTTTGCCAACATGGTACACGGGCAATCAATCATTCCGGCATACTTGTAATATGGATGCACTAAAGCAATTTCAACCGCCAACGGGCGCACGTCGTAATCTAATACGAATTGAGCAAACGCCAATACGTCCTTTTTCAAATCGTCGGCGTAATAAATAAAGTCGTCCGGCAATCGGTAAACCTCTATATATTCCTTTAGTTTGCCTTTTAACCCGTCCAAATCATAAGCCCGGTTAATTAATAATTCCTCAAATGCGGCGTGCATAAACGTACCATACGCCGCCCGTTCGCCTTTGTATCGTTCCGCTTCCTCAATGCCTTTGTTTGCAATCCATTGTATCAAGTGCGGGACTTTGGGTAACGTTTGGGACAATATCGTTGTAACCGACGGGAAAAACTCCGGGTTCCCGTTGTCGTCGTATCGGTAATAATAGCGGTGCCCCTTACTATTCAATTGCCAAACCTTATACGGGGGTTCAATCAACGTTTTTTCATCAAAAAACATTGCCGTCATTTCCTCAACCGTCATGCCCGGCAATATCTCAAATATTCCGGTTGGTTGTTCAACCTCGACCGCTTCAAACGGTGGGATTATTTGTTGTTGTTCCTCGGTAATTTCCGGGAATTGGTCGGCGGGAACGGCTCCCAAATTTTCGACCGTCTTTTGTACCGGGTTTTCCGATTTCTTTTTGTTCGCTCTCATTTTCTACTCTTTTTTAATTCTGAAAATCCACATACTACCATTGCGGCGGATATACCCGCAAACATCAATTGCCACGGGTTCCAAAATGCACCAATCAGACAAACAACGCCCAACGTTCCAAACGTCGCAATAATGGCTTTCGCCTGGAACCTATCGGAAAACATAACGTCCGCCATGCGTTCAAACCATTGTAACCCGTTATTCTTCATATCCAAACAAATAATTAGGGGTGCAATTACACATTTCGCAAATGATAACAACCCATTCCGGGCGTATCTGTTTGGTCGTACCGTTACATAAGTTTGTCATATTAACTTGTTGTGCGCTTTCGGTGCGTCCCTCCCATAAACGGGCGGCAACCTCTTTTTTATAAACCTTAATCCCGGCGGTTTGCGCCCGTGCGATTGCCTCGTTTACTCTTATTTTCGTCATTTCTGCCATTTCTTTAGTCTTTTATTGTTAATAACTCGGTTCGTTACTCTCTTTGTGTCCGCAATGCGTACACGTTTTTTCCTCCCAAATTGCGGTATATTCCGGCGGGGTCAAATATCCGTCGCCTCCGGTCTGTTTATATTCCCCGTCGGTAACTTCCATTTCGCCGCCGCACTCCGGGCAATCTTCATTACCCATTAAATCCAAATCCGGGACAATGAAATATACCCGTTTCAGATACACGCCCAACGCCTCGGAAATCGCCGCATAACAATTGGCGGTTTGTTCCTCGGTTACGTCCTCGTTTATTGCATCGAAAACGGAAACGCCCCAATTGTCCGGGTCGTCCTCAATAACTTTGTTTTTGAGTAATTCCGAAACGACAATTTCGGAAACTTGTTTGGCTGTTTTCCCGCTATCGGTCGCCAATTGTTTTAATAAATCGCTCTCTTTTATTCTCATATCTTTGCCGGGTAATCCCCCGGTGGGTTTTTGTTTCTGCAAAAGTACAAATAAAATCTATATTACCAAAAATAAAACCTTTTAATATTTTATTTATTCAATGTTGGATGCTTGTAATACAGATAAAAAGCACTAATTTTGTTGCACCGCATAACCTTACAACATCGCTCTCGGTTACTGCGTACCAACCCCCGGCGTTACTTCATTGCGTCGGGGGTTTCTCTTTTAATCATGTATTCCAAATTCACAATCCCCCCATTGGTCGAAATCCGCCCCGTCATAACTTAACGGGTAACGTTCCGGTTCCGGGCAATCCGTCCAACATTCCCGGCGTGCATTGTTTAGGGCGACCCGTTCCGGGTTATATCCGGGTTTATTCTTTTCTCTCAATTGGGCGGCGCAACTCTTACAACAACAACGTCCCCAACCCCGGCGTAAATTCCGGGTATCGGCGTTATATTCTTTGCCGCAATTATCGCAATTTCTTTTTATCATTGCCATATATTAACCCTTTGTAAATCCCTTAAATGCCACATGGTAAACGTCGTATTGTTTCCCGGTAACATAAAACTCAATCATACGTTCCGGGTTCCCGGCGTCGTTTATCGCAATGGTTGGGTATGGTTCCCCCGGCAATTGATTATAATCGCTTTCAATGTCCCGCAATCCCTCCGGGAAATCCGAACGGTCGGCGGAAAAATACCGGGTTAAACTCTCTTTTATTCGGTTCAACATTTCGTCGCCGTGCGGCTCATAATGCGCTTTTATCTTATCTTGTTTTCTTAATGCAAATCGCATGGTTTCCAAATATTTTTTTGAAACGTCCACGACCTTTGCGCACGTTTCCGGGTTAAACATTCCTATATGCGTGTATTCCGTTGGTAATCCTAATTGCTCGGATAACCATTTGTACGCCTCGGAACGCTTCATTAATTTACGCTTATATATTTCGTCAAAATATCGGTGCGCCTCAATCTTACATCGGCGTAACTCGGCGTTTGCTAAACGCCCCTTTGCTCGGTCGGTTCCTGCATGAACGCCAACATACGCCCGGCATTTAGGGCAATAGTAAATCATTCCGTAATCAATGCCGTAAACCTCAATACTATTTTTGTACTCGGTTGGAATATGGCAATACGGGCAAATCTTACCTTTCAATATTTCCCGTTGTTCCTCTGTTAATATCATTTTTGCCCTCCTTAATCACTTTGCAAAACTTATAATATTGGTCGTGTCGGCTCTCAACTTGACAAAGCAACCCAATATCGTTGCCGTCCAATAATAGGTTTAACATATCGCCGGGGTTGTGCCGGGTATAAAGCAAAAATAACCCGCCGTTTGCATTTTGGATTATCTTATATATTTCTTGACTTAATCGGTAACGTTTCGTTTTATTCATCGCTCTAAATGATTATGCCGGGGGATTGCGCCCCCGGCTTGTTATTACTGCAAATACGCAATTGCGTTTAATCTTTCCCTTTCCTTTGTTGCGCTCTCAACGTTGCGGGCAATCCATTGTTCGGCGGGGTTCTCGGCAATCCATTGTTTACGATAATCCGGCGTGAAATAAGCAACCATTTTTTTGTATGCCTTTTCCGGGTTCGCCAATATTTCCGCCGTATGGCTCAACCGTTTGCCGTGGTCGCCTTTGCCAATTAAATCCAAACGCCCAAAATAAAACGACCCGTCGGCGGTACACGCCACATATTCACGGGCGGACGTTCTTTTTGAAACAATCGCTTTACTATCGACGTCAATAACTTGGTACTCGTATTTCTTTCCCTTTACTTTCTTAACTAAAATGTACTTTGCCATGATTGAAAATTTATATTGTTCTGGGGAAAACGCCCCGTCGTTGTTTACTGATAATAGAAAGTGATTTTAACGCCTCGGCGCAATTTGCAAACCTCTTTGTCTCCGTAACAATTGAAAGCACGTTTTAATAAGCGATTGACTAACTTAATGTCGCCGACAATCTTTATTAAACCGGACACGCCAACCAATACATTAACCTTTTTGCCGTTTACAATTCCGTTTACCTTGATTTTGAAATTGCGGTTAATCTCTTTTGTTGTGTAATCTAATCCGTTATAAATGCTTTGAGTATTCATATTGTTTCGCTCTCTATTTTCCGGGAAAACGCCCGGTCGTTCTTGTTTGATGATGCAAATATACAACCTTTATTTTAATTACCAAAGGTTTTATCTTTTATTTTTCAATTTTTATTCGATAATGTATGCCTTTATATGGCTTACCTGTATCAACAGCCTTTTTTATTAGCGTTCTATCAAATCCTTTTTTTTGTGCATCCTTGTAATTTAAGAACTCAACACATACTTTGCCATCATATCCGACGCCCTCAATTGGAAAATTGTATTTTGTCTTATTCCTTATCGCTAATTCGTAATTCATATTTTCCTTTTGCGTACACCAGCGCAAATTTTCAACAAAGTTATGATAACGCACTCCGTCGATATGGTCAACGTATGGTTTATTGTCCGGATTGGGGATGAAAGCATTTGCAACCAATCGGCTAATTTGTTTTGTCTTACTCTTTCCGTTTTTACTTAATGATACGGTTAAACCGTTACTAATAGTTTTTGCGGGACAAAGTATTGCGTTTTTCCTTACCGTCATTATTCGACCGTATGAACTAACCTTATACAACCCCTCATAACCTTTAATGTCTTTCCAATTCTCCATAAAATTATATTTTAGTATTTTGATAGTGCAAATATAAGAAGTTTTATTTTTATTTCTCATATTATCGGCATACTAATATTATTTTCTTGGAATTTTTGATTTAAGCGACTTTTACAAGAGGGACGGGTAAATTATCCACTTTGAAATAAAATGCCCGGAAACGGGCTAAAAATGGCTCAATAAAAAAAGGGGTTGCAACGCCTTGTTACAACCCCCGGTTTATTACTTTTCTATGGTTACGAACTCAACCCCCAATATTCGGGTTGCCGGGTTCTTGCTTACAACGTCAATTTCCCGGTTCTTAATCTTTCGGGTTTTCCAAAGGAACCCCCAAAAGCGTTTATATTGCACCGTTTCCGCTATTAACAGACTATCCCGGTTTATATGCGTCCCGGTAAATTGTCCGTCCGGCGTGGCGCATCCGTGCAACTCAAAATACGGTTCGACAATATCGACGCATCGTAAAACGGTCGTAACCGTATCGCCGGGCAAATATACAACACTATCCCGGACGGTTGCCCGCAATTCGTTGATTGTTTCCATTTGGGTTGTTGTAACCCGTTCCAAATCCCGGTTCTTTGCCTGCAACGTCTTTATCAACGCCAAATCATCCGCCCGGTACTTTTTGTATTCCGCCAATGACAACTCCAAATTCCCGACTTTGATTGCGTTCAAACTGTCTTTCGTTTGATACGTCTTGACGTCCTGCAATAGTATTTCGGTATTACTCCGGTATTGGTCCCGTTCCTCGGTCAACCTCTTTATTTTGACGTGTTGCACCCAAAAGGCGGCGGCAACCGCCATAATGATTGCCGCCAATATTATATACTTTTTCATGCGTTTGCCGTGTAAATGATTAACGAACTATTCGGCGTTTTGCTCAATGTTAAAACGTAATGTCCGCCCGCCATTTCAACCGTACTATTTATTTCGTCCTCGTTAATCTCCAATTGTGCAAAGGAAATTACGACGCCCGAAATATATACTTTTGGTATGTTGTGCAACGGGTCGGCGTTTACGGCGTCAATAAATGCGTCTATTTCCGCCTGTGGGTTCGTTACGTTTTTCGTATCTTCTTGGTTGTCCTCAGCCGTAACCGTAAAAACGTCCTCGCAATCTGCAATAATAGCGGATAACAACGGGGCAATACTAATTCCCGCCTGGTTCCCTTGATTGGCAACCAATTGTTCCAAATACTCCTTTTTGTCTTTCTTTGTCATAATGGTACAAAATTAAATGTTACTATATTCAATTGCCGCATTAAAACACGGGCATTCTTTAATGAACTCCCACGGCTCAATAATGCCGTCGCCGTTCAAATCCGGGGAATAATCCCTATGTCCCTTAATCGTTGCGTCCGGGAACATAACGACTAACCGCATAAGCAACCATAATAACGCCTCTTTTTGTTCCGGCGTGCGTGTGTCGGCGGCTTTGCCGTTGGCATCCAATCCCCCAACGTAACAAATGCCAATAGACCGGGAATTTTGCCCGGAAACGTGCGCCCCAATCTCGGAAAGATAACGCCCGGTTTCAATTGTCCCGTCCGGCAATACAACAAAGTGATAACCGCAAATTCGCCCGCTTTGGGGTTGTTTCTTAAATCCCCGTTCTTTGTGCCAACCGTCGATAACATCAACGTTGACTTTTGCGCCGGGCTTGGTTGCGGTGCAATGTACAATCAAATCCGTAATTGT